ACATTTATGGTTACGTAACGTCTCAAGAAATAATACCATCCCTCACATTCGACAACTACAACAAACTCTCGATAAACAACCTTACCCCAACCTCGTCGAGACTTACGTACGGCTCGAACACGTACGAGATCGGTACGGCGAGTAACGTATACATAGAACACGGGGGAACGTACAAAATGGCGACGGGCGATGCGAATACGTTCGCGTTGGTGAGTAATGTGGTGACGGGGATAGCAACTAGACCAACATATCAATACATCGGTTTCGGTGGTATGACAGATCTAAATTCTGGTTATACTACTACGTACAACTATCTTCTAAAACTTACTAAGGCAGATGGAACACCTTTGTTGTATAGTGATATCGAAACATTCACAATTCTCATGGACAATGGAAATGGAACAAATCTTGATTTTACTCATATCTTCGAAGAAACAAAAGAGCCTTACGCTGCTGCGGTAGGAGCAACAACAACAACTTGGCACGGAAATGGAAAAGTTGAAGTCACAGCTTTAGCGGACGGTACTGCACTGTCAGATCACGCAACAAATACGTACATTGCCTTTTACTTCAAACTTAATGATCCAACTACAATTATAGATGGTGCTAGTTTAACTCTTCATAGAAGTGATAAAGGACAGTGGAAAAATGCAAAAGCATTCGGAACTAATACGGATCCATCTACATTTTCATCGCCACATACACCGACTGATTGGATAGAACTGACAGAAGTAACAACAGTTGATGCACCACTTGGTGCTTGGAATGGGGGGACTAATCCAAGTGAACCTTGGACTAGTCTCGGGGCGACACAAGACGTGAATCAATCGGCACTCGATGCTACCCTAATCCCTTCCCTCACCTACGACACGTCCAACAAACTCTCCATTACCGGAATAACTCCAACGTCAACGACACTTACCGACCCGAACGGGTCGAGTTTGGATATCGGAACGGTAACGGACGTATACATACGCGATTCGGGTAAGTACGCGATCGCGTCGAAGGATGCGAATACGTTTTTACTCGCGAGTAATACCGTCACGGGAACACCTACGGGGACGTATGATAAGAGAGTTCCACTCGCGTTCCACCACGGTACGTTTGGGGATAGCGGTGATCCATATGGTGACGGTTCAGTAACGGTAGCGGCGACGAACGGACACGTTTTTGCTGATACGGCACCAGGGACGTACACATGGGGTACTTTAGGTAGTGCGTCGAACACGACCACAAATTCCACGTATACCTGGACCCCAACAAGTGATATAACAGGTTCGGACGTGTTAATGGTTGCCGGTGGTGGTGGAGGTGGTAAACAGGTCGGTGGTGGTGGAGGTGCTGGTGGTTTATTACACTACACGAACCAGAGTTTATCGGGACAGAAGACGATTGTTGTGGGTAATGGTGGTATTGGTGGTGATTATGGCAATGGTACTACCGCATATAGTGGTAACAATACAACGTTTACGGGATTAGACGACGCTATCGGTGGTGGTCACGGTGTTTCATATAATGGTATAGCGGGATCAACTGGTGGTTCCGGTGGTGGTGGTGGCGGTGGTTCAACGAATGGTTATGCTGGAACAACTGGACAAGGTAATGCGGGTGGTAGTGGGTACGATAGTAGTTGGGCCGGCGGTGGTGGTGGTGGTGCAGGTGGTGTAGGTCAAAATTCAAGTGCTAATACAGGTGGTGTGGGTGGTGTAGGTGTAGATAAATCGTCTGTTTTTGGAACGACGTATGGCGTCTCAGGTTGGTTTGCGGGTGGTGGTGGTGGTTGTAGCCAAACCGGAACCGGTGGTGGTGCCGGTGGTCAAGGTGGTGGTGGACGTGGTGGTAATAATGCGGGTACTGCGGAAGGTGTAAGAGAGAAAGGTGTGGACCATACGGGTGGTGGTGGTGGTGGTTCTCGCGATGGAAAAGGAGGTTCTCCTACCAGTCTCGATCCGTATGGTTATGAAACAGGGGATGGTGGTAACGGTGGTTCGGGTATTGTTCTTATGATGTTACCTATAACAGCAACCACCCCTTCCCAAACCTACGATACTACAAAAACGATAACGGTTTCGAACGTACCGGCCGGTACAAGTACCGTAGGTAACATATATAAAGGGTCGACGGCGTACCCCATTCACGCAACAACGTCAACGTCGAACGTTATCATAAAGAATACGGGAACGTACCTGTCGGTGTTTACGACGGCAACGCAGGCCTTTTTAACGAACGCGATAGATGTTTCGACGCAACCAACGGCGACGAGTGAAGATAATACGATCGAGGACGAGGCGCCATTGAGTGCGTCTGTGAGTGCAACATTGGTGTTCCACCACGATACGTTCGCGAATAGTGACGATCCACACGGTGATGGCTCTATAACTACAGCTGCGACGAATGGACATGTGTATTCGGATACACCTACAGGGACTTACTCTTGGGGAACACTTGGTTCGGCTACACTAAACCAACCGTCGGGTACGGATACTAGCGCCGGAAGTGGTGGACATACACCCGGTAATACGACGTATACGTGGACACCACCCGGTACCATAACCGGAGCGAGAATGCTCTTAGTCGGTGGTGGTGGTGGTGGTGGTATGAATATGGGTGGTGGTGGTGGTGCCGGTGGTTTTCTTGCAATAGCGAGTAAAGATATATCGGCGAGTGAACAGACGGTCGTTGTAGGTCGAGGGGGTATAGGTGCACCCGGGCAAAATCAAACAAACATTTTAGGTCAACAACAAGGTTCTGATAATAACAGTTACAATACACCAGCATATAATGGTGGTGATTCGAGTATATCTGGTGAAACTGCATACGGTGGTGGACGTGGTGGATATTCACACAATAACGATGATCGTCAACACGGTGGTAATGGTGGTTCCGGTGGTGGTGTTTCTGGGTACGGTTCTGGTGGTCGAAATAACCCTGGTGGTACGGGCGTTTCGGGTCAAGGTAATACTGGTGGAAGTTCAAACACTAGTCACTACTCGGGTGGTGGTGGTGGTGCAGGTGAAGCTGGAGCGAGTGCAAATTCCGAACCAAAAGGTGGTGATGGTTTAAGTTCGGATATTTTAGGAACGGAGTATTGGTGGTCCGGTGGTGGTGGAGGTGGTGGGTATACTATAAACGGTGGTGACGGTGGTAAAGGCGGTGGTGGTGGGGGTGCCGTAGGAACAAACCCCGGTGGTACGGGTGGTTTGACTGCCGGTGGAGCCGGCGGTGGTGGTAGTACCAATATCCAAACAAATACACCCGGTGGTCACGCTGGTAAACATACGGGTGGCGGCGGCGGTGGTGGTGCACATTACCAAGGTAACAATTACGGGGGTAACGGTGGTTCGGGTATAGTCATACTTAAGTTCGTAGCACAAGATGCTGATTTAGCCGGATCAACGGCGGTACCCGACCAAACTACTACTATTGTGATTGGTGAAGAAGCCCCGAGCGAAACGCTCGACGTTTCTACGACGACAATACAAGAACCGACACTTAACTTAGATTTTACGGTCGCGACTACGAAACTTGCACGTAACGTAAAAAGGTATAACGGTTTATCGAACTCGAGTATCGGTGCGCGTTTTAATAGACGCGAATCGCGTAAGAAACGGATCGAGAAAAGTATAAGTATACCTTCGAGTTTTTCGGCCGAACTTACGGCAAACAATGCGAGTTCACCGACAACACTCACGGTAACGGTTTCAAACAGTAGGTTTTATATTAATGGTGAATCAAAACCAACACTCGGGTTCATTCGCGGGGAAACGTATACGTTCGACCAGAGCGATTCTTCGAATAGTGGACACCCTCTCGTGTTAGCGACATCCAAGGATGGGGTGCAATACACGACAGGTTGGGTGAATAACGTATTTACGGTACCATACGACGTCCCCGATACGATATACTATAAGTGTAGTAACCACAATAATATGGGTGGTGAGATACACACGACGTTCGGGACCGCGTTTTCCTTGGGTGATTTTGATATCGCGGCAAATACGCACGTTTCTGGGGAGTATACGTTAGCCGTAAACTATGACGGAACGACGAGTAATTTGTACGTGAACGGTTCCTTAATAACACAAACAACCCCGACGATAAGTGTGGGAACGAAAGAGTTCATTCTCGGTAAAGAGTTCGACGGGTACGTGAAAAACTTTAAGTTTTGGAACTATGCGAAATCGTTTCTGGTCCTTCACGCGACGGGTGGTACTATAACTTATATTACCGGATACGTTGTACATACATTCACAAGTTCTGGGAACTTTGTTACGCCATCAGGACGTGATGTTGAGTATTTGGTGGTGGCCGGTGGTGGCGGTGGTGGATTCGGGCACGCTGGTGGTGGTGGTGGTGCCGGTGGTTTTGTAGATGGTAGCGTCACGGTGAGTACAGGAACTTTTCCAGTTGTTGTCGGCACAGGAGGGGCGGGGAGTACTGTTGCATCTGTAAAAGGTGGTTATGGTACAAATTCTTCTTTTAATGGTATAATTGGATTAGGTGGCGGTGGAGGTGGTTCGAGAAACACCTCGAATGCTACAAACGGGGGTAGTGGTGGTGGTGGTTCTCGAGTGAGTGGTACTGCTGGTTCAGCGACACAACCGTCTTCATCATCCAGTGGGTATGGTAATAATGGCGGTACCGGCGCCGGTGGTGGTTCTGGTGGGGGTGGCGCTGGTGGTGTTGGTGAGAATGGTGGAGACGAGGGCACTGTATCAGTTGGAGGTGTGGGTAAAATATCAACTATATCAGGAAATTCACTGTACTATGCAGCTGGTGGTGGTGGTGGAACTGGTGCGGGTGTGAGTGATTATGCTGCACCCGCTTCTGGTATAGGTGGAAGAGGTGGTTCGTTATCAGCGTCGGGGAGTTTACTCAATGGACAAGTTAATACGGGTTCGGGTGGTGGTGGTGCTGGTAATAACGTTGCTGGTGGTGATGGTGGTTCAGGTATAGTCATAATTCGTTACATAGCTTAATCCCAAGCTCTTTGCATGGCCCACGCACGAGTCGCCTTTATATTTGTGAAAAATGTATATTATATTATATAAATAAATGTCGGTTGGTTCTTCACCGGATTTATATAATATATTAAACACTATACTTCAAGACACGGCGCCTCATAGCATGTCTGAGTTGTATAATATAAGTTTTACAGACGGAAGTTCATCAGTTTCGTCCGGTACAATAAGTTTGAGTAGTTTTATTAATAAAATTATTAGCACTCCTACACCTACGTATACGTATAGTTCGGGTTTTGAATGGGGGTATTACAACGATAATTATCATTACGGTGGATATTCTGGTAACCAAACATGGTTCGATACACGAACACCTGTTTATACACATAATTCACCGGGTAGAAGTCGTGTCACAAATTTTACAAATATAAGCACGGCTTCAAGTGGACAAACTTCAGTTAACGGTGATGAAACGTATTCGTATTTATGGACTGGATATTTTAAAGCGCCGATTACAAGTACGTATTATTTTAATACAAGATCTGATGATAACAGTCACATGTGGGTTGGTACAAGTGCTCTAAATCCTAGTTACAGTAATGAAACTGTTGATAACGGTGGTTTACACGGTATGCAAACGGTAACAAGTGCCGGTGTAAGTTTAACTGGTGGTGAGTATTATGATTTTCGTATGACGTTTGGTGAAGAAGGTGGTGGAGATGATTTGCAAGCGCAATGGCGTAATAACTCGACTTCATTCTCATACGATTGGAGTACGGTCGCTTTTTCTAATCGACAAGTTAGTGGTGTTTCTACCCCTGACTTATTGAGATCCAAAGGTCTAACTGGTACTCAGGGTTATACAATGTATACAAACGTACCATCTAAAGATATGACAACGGTGGCGTCTACACGATTAATTCCAAGTGGGTATAACCCCTCTTCAGGGGCTTTGTCCCCATCTGGTAACCGGTATTATTGGAATGACTGGTCTGGTGATTGGTTTGATGGGTGGGGTGATTTTTACATCTACGATCCATCGACGACATCAGCAAGCTACATATCATTTGCTTCTATCAATGGTGGAGATGGGACTGTCTATACAGAAACACAGACTCATCACGGTAAATCATTTACTATAAAGCATGGTTGGGTCACCCAAGGTATATTTAAACTTGATGTTGAATGTATTGATGACACTTTCAATTTTTCTATTGGTATGTATGGTAATATGGGTTCCGATTCAAATACACAGAATACAGATATACAATATTCAGCGTCTTGGGGTACACTAAGTTATAATTATAACAGTCAAGGTAATGCATCTGAATGGTTCTATTCACATTGTATCCCCAAATTAAAAACTTTTAATGATGGTATTACTTTATCGGGTAGTAATTTTATATCGAACTTTAAAACTAGTATATACGGTAATGATAATCTCGCGATGTGGACAGACACACTCACATGGGGTGCAACGTTTTATTTTGTGAAGGGTTCTAATTCTTCAAGTGGTGCAATGTATAACTGGGTAGAAAATGATATCGAATTCGTGCAGGGTAGTGGTGGTGGTATCTCTAGTACTATAATTGCTTTACACTATGGTACTTTTAGCTCGAGTGATTATTCGGGTTTGTATTCGACGGTATCGGCTGCAACAAATGCGGGACACGTGTATTCAGATTCACCTAGTGGAACGTATACTTGGGGTACGTTAGGTACGCCTTCGACGACGAGTAACCAAACAACATATACTTGGACGCCTTCATCAAGTATTACGGGTGCAGACGTTTTAATGGTTGCTGGTGGTGGAGCTGGTGCAGGATGTTGGCACGGTGGTGGCGGTGGTGCAGGTGGTTTGTTATATTATACAAATCAAAGTTTATCGGGACAAAAAACAATTAAAGTTGGTGACGGTGGGTATCAAAACGGTGGACAACCCGGATCATGGTCAAATGGTTTTAATACTGAATTTACAGGTTTAACCACCGTTATTGGTGGTGGTAGAGGTGGAACTGACTGTAGTAAACCTGGTCCAGGGAGTAATGGTGGTTCTGGTGGTGGTGCGACTGCTTATTCTAGTGGTTCCGGTGGTTCTGGAACTTCTGGACAAGGTAATAGTGGTGGTAATGGTAGAAGTGGGAGATTACCAAATGGTTATAATGTGGGTGGTGGTGGTGGCGGCGCTGGTGGCGCTGGTTATAATGAAGATAACGGTGGACATGGTGGAGTTGGTCTAGATTATTCTTCTGTTTTTGTAACAACATATGGTGATAGTGGTTGGTTTGCTGGTGGTGGTGCTGGTGGTGGATTTGGACAACAAGCAGGTGGTAATGGTGGTAATGGTGGTGGTGGTAATGGTAGTTCTGGTTCGGGTAATGCACAAGCTGGTTTGCCACACACTGGTGGTGGTGGTGGTGGTGAGGGTGATTCAAGTGGTACTCGTGCGCGTGGTGGTGGATCAGGTATTGTATTAATTAAATACTAACCCCAAGCTCTTTGCATACTCGATTCAATGGCCCACGGGTACCGTATTTTACCGTACCCGACGATATTATACGCGTCGATACCGATACGGTTACATTTTGTACACACGTCGAAACTATCGTCGATGATTGAGTCTAAAGCAAGACTTCGACATATTTCGTGTTTCTCGATTTCGTGGTCCGTATAACTGTTTGTCATGATAAGATCGTCGAAGGTTTTGGGGAACCAGTACTCGAGCCAATTCTCGGTTTGTGTACGCGCGTAACTTTGGCGACCCGTGACGATATATATTTTATCGGCGTGTTTGCGTAAATACCCCATTTGTTTACACACGTCCGGGATCGGTTTAAGTTTCGCGAACTCTTCGGATTCGTAAAAATCATGAACCATGTTTCGCGATTCGGTTTCGGTAATGTTAAACATATCTTTATAGACGTAAGGGTACCTTTTAGCGGTCGGCATTTTGTACCCACGGAACTTTGCCATGGGTCGTACGAACGAGACGAGAACTTCGTCGATATCTACGGCAACTCTTTTCATTTTTTATTTGTAAATTTGCGCTTAAAATCTCTAAATTAATTTTCATACGAGTATAGTAAGTAATATCTATGGCAGTACCACCTGTAGTTGACTATAGTCGTATGGAAAGACTTAAACCTCCAGAAAGTCAAGTTATTCCCATAAATGCGAATACTTTGTGTATATTTTTAATAATAGCAACGATCATAGGTTTGTATAAGAGGTATATAGACCTAAGAAACCCCCAGACCCGTAGGGTCTGAAGTTAAGAGTCCGACGAAGGGATACGACCACTAGACCTAGACCCCTTCGGGGCCTGAAAAGTCTGTATTCGGGATCTAGTCAATCGCGTGAACGACGTCGTATTTGATACACTCTCCGGGGTCTAAGTATACGTCGCGTTTCATGAGTTTATTGAACTGTTTTTCGGGTATTTTGGTTTTTTCCTTATACGTTTTCGAAACCATTTCCATAAGTTTATCACACATTTTCATTTCGTCCTTAACTTCCTCGTATTTCCCCCAGAATCCCGAGGTCGATATTTGGTGTATGAGTACGTGTGCGTTCTTACCTATACGTCGTTCGTGTCCTCCCAAGAGTAAGAATGTAGCCGCTGAACAACACGCACCTTGTGCTATGGTAACGACATTGACGCGCGACTTCTCGAGTATGTTCATGGCACTTAGACCCGCGAACAAATCACCACCTTCGCTACACACGTGGACGCGTACACACGGTTCGTAGCCTATGAGTTCGGCTTTCTTTTTGAGAAGTGCGATCTCGAGTTTCTTAAACTCCTCTATGAATTCGAGTATATCTTCGTTGGTTATTTCGCCATAGTAAAAGATTTCGTTACCTACGACGCGTGTTATTTTAAATTCTTCTTCTTCGTTGGTCGTAACAACGTTCATTTTTTTTTTAATTATTATGCTATTTCTTCTTTAATCATTTTTTTGATTCGTGTAACTTCTTTTTGTTTGAGTTTATTTTGTATTCCGAGATGGTTCATAACATCAAAATCTTGGGGTGTTAAGGAATACTCTTTGAATTTTGATACGTCACCTTTTTTGGCGTATTCTCGTAAAAGCATGAACTCGTGGTGTAACATATTTGTATTTGAATTAACTTGTATGCTTCTAACCTTTTGTTGACGCATTTTTTGGTTCCCGAACTTTGTCCAGAACTTACCCGGTTTAACTTTATCGGGATCGAGTTGTTTCGTAAAATAGGATTTGGGTATTTTTATCGCGTAAAGTGCAAAGTAAGGCATCATCTCCCAATCGCCTTTATACATGTACTCGTCGTACATATCCGCCATACTTAAAGAGTATGAAACCTTATCCATATTGTCGTCGAGGGCATCGGGGAAGTTCTCGGATATTATAGACCAAATGTGACCGTGTTCGTGTATACTACTCGTTATGTTTACCTTTTCGTTTGCGATACACAAAATATCGGTTACGTAATCCTTTGCCGATTTGAAAATATCTTTTTTGTGGGGGTAATCGATATAGTGGAAAAAGTTGTGTAGATTACCGTTACACATTTTCGCGGATACTAACGCGTTCGGGTGTTTCGGTTTAAGTTTTACAATAGTTTCGGGTTCGCGTTTAGGTATAATCATGGTTACGAAATTGTCTATGAAAAAAACATTTTTGGACGTTACGACGAGTTGTTTCTTCGTAACACTTTTTCCCTCGGCTACGGATTCGATTATATGTTTTAGAACGTGAACATCCGTTTCGTAATCTTCTATGATTGCGTGTTTGTTAGAGTTTCGTATCGTACTAAGAAACAAATCTTTTCTCTGTAACGTATCGTCGTTGATTTCTAAACTGTTCGTTTCGTCTAGAACTTGGTTTAAAATGAAACTTTTACCGAACCCCGATGCACCACACAAAAATACATTCTTACCTTCGTCGAGGTGTTTTTTCAGGTCAGAAACTTCTTTTTCATGGAGCGAAATATTTACATTCTTTTTTTGTTTATGTATTGTAACGAAGGCGTCCATGTCCAATGAAAATGAAAATCAAAATGAAAATGGAGAAAGTGATCTCGCTACTCAAGCTTTAGATATTATTATGGAAAATGCGACGCTTCAAAAACGTGTTTTAGATCCTTTAAAAAGGAAACTTTTCCCTTACTTGATGTGTGTCACAGTCTTTAACCTTGCTCTTTTTCTGATGGTGGCGTATCTCGTGAATCGTCTTTCGGTGATTCTGTAACTACTTCCATGAGTTCCGTGCGTCGACGAAGTTCTTTCATGAGGTCACCTTTCAAACTTACGAGTCCCTTATCTTTTAAATCCGATATTTCGTTTTTACGTTCCTCGATTCGTTCGATATCGGCTTTAACGGTTTTCTTTGCCGATGCCACGTTACCTCGTATTTCATCGAGTTCGCGTTTAAGTTCGCGTTTAGCGGTACCACCAATTGCATCTTTGAGTTTGGTCATGACTGTATTTTCGGCGATGGCTTTGAATGGCATGATAGGTTGTATGTGCATGATTTCAGGTTTAAAGAACTGATTATCGTCTGGGAATTCTCTTTCAAAATCATCGATAGTTTTTTTCGGGACATTCGGTGATTGTTCGATAAGTCTATCGTATTCGTTACGACAGTTTTCGACCATGGTCGTGCCATCCTGTATTCTTTCACTCAAGGGTAATGTAAGTTCAAGACGGATAGTTCTCGAGAGTTTACCATATTGTACCGAAGCGACACGGTGACCTTCCATAAGTTCATTGATTTTGAGAAATTGCATGATTGTTGTTGCAATAGCAGTGATTAAGTTCAAGCCACCAATAGCCGAAGGTACGTACGGTTGAACTGTAGGTGGAAACGTTTCCTGAGCAAAGTTTGCTGTGCCTGTAACTGTACTTACAATAATAAGTGGTATTGTGAACTTCATACTTAGATTTTTATAAGAACAATAGGCTTGGTAGTGCATGTAACGGTAACACGCAGCAGCTTCACCCCAGGACTTTAATATTTTTTCTTGTTGTGGATGCCATATTTTCGGGAGTTTCTTTTCTTTGTCCATATTAATAGTTATGAACATTATATTCTTCATTCATTTAGTGTTTTTTATAACTATGCTCGTTGTTCCGTTTATGAAAAACAAGAAGAACCTTGAGTTTTATTCTTTACTCGTTCCTTTCATATTTTACCATTGGTCCGTGAATGACGATACGTGTGCGTTAACTCAGATGGAAATGATGGTTACAGGAAACGAAAAGGAAGAAACGTTTTTTGGTAGAATCATGGGTCCCATATACAAAATGGACGATACAGAGGCAAACAATTTTTTGAAAACGCTTCTTTTTAGTCTCTGGATGCTCGTTCAATTTAGACTTGGTCGAATAGATTTATCAAAATTTTCTAATAAAAAATAACTTCTTGGTACATATAAATGAAAGTTAAGACGAAACAAAGATTAACTTACGTAGCTATTTTAGTGTTATTGTTTGTAGTATTGTATCAGTTGTATAACCCCACCGTGGTTAAGGAACAAGTAGCCATAGAAGTACCTGTAGAGGTTCCAGTACAAATACCCGTTGAAAAGGAATTTAGAAAACCGCCGATCAAAGAGTATAAACCCGGGTACGTTCAACAAATGGGTGTTCTTGTAGGTCCTGACGAAGAAACGTTACCGCTTTTCGGTAAAGAAGTTAGGGGGAGACGAGACAGGTACCATTATTATACGGTAACGCCTGGTGAACAAATATATTCTCTTCCCGTGACACACGATAATCGTGATTGTATGGACGATATTGGGTGTCAGGAACTCTATGGTAACGAGTCCGTTTCTGTTTTAGGTCAAGGTGGAGCGTTCCAGGCTAAATTGTACAGAACAGATAATTTTTTTATTTAGACGAGTAAAAAAGTATTAAATAACAACACGAGAGTAATACTAGAGTTCTTGATACGTTTGAAATAGTTTTGAGGGTATTACACCCATCAGAACATTTGTCTTTTACAGGTTTTCCGTTTACTGTTACGTTACTAAAAAATATACACGGACATATTTTTAAAGGTACGAGTGAGACGACGAACCAAATACAACACAATAATAGGAAATATTGTAAACGATCCATTTATATTAAACAAATAAAATTATATTGGTTAATATAAATGAAGTTTGAAATTCTTAAGGATGAAGCAAAGCGACTCGGTCTTCGCGTGACTAAGAAAATAAAAGGTAAACGCGTTGCCCTTTCTGAAAAGGAACTCAAGGCAAAAATTCGAAGAAGGAAACCACCTGCGTTAGAAATACAGGTTCGCGAAACGAGAAAACTTTTGCGTACGTGTAGATCTTTGCTCGGTGACGTCGAAAAACGTAAAATTCCACCGGCGCCTCTTGTACCACCTCGCCGTCTTCCTCCTCGTCCTCCTGTTCCTAGTAGTAGTCCACGGGTACGTCCAATGGCGAGTAACCCTCGTGCAAATTTAATGAAGGCGCTCAAAGCAAACCTCGAAAGGCGTGGTATTAGACAAAAGTTAAACCAAACTTCTTAGAAATGATTTTCTTAGCCCCTTTGAGTGTTGGATAACTCCATAAGAGCCAACGTGACCAGAACCCAGCGGTATAGATACCTGATTTCGTCCAGTTTTCTTTATCGCTTCGCGTAACGTCTAACATGTTTTTGTGAACGAGTCTACGATCGGTTTGTTTTTGGACTATATGAGGAACGTAACCACCGTGGCGTATGACGTACGAACGCATACGTAAAGGATCTTTGTGTTTCGTATAATCCGTGTACCCTTTACCCCCAAAATCGACTATTTTACCGTTTTCAAAAGTGACTCTAAACTTTTTATCAAAACGCGGACTTTTTTTTAAATGAACTCGCATGTATTATAATACACTAATAATTTATTCTTCTGTGTTATACTGAAACAAATTTAGTATATCTAAAAAGTAGTCCATGGACGCATTTATAAAATCACCCCCGTAATTTTTTTGTAAAATATTATTTGTATCGTAAACTACAAAAAGTGCGAATATGAGCGAACCTATTTTTGCGTATTTCTTTTTATCTGGACTAAATAGTCTCGATACTAGCAATGCTAAGAGAGCCAAGAAAAGAAAAATACCCATAGGTCTAAAATCTAAACCAAACTGTACACTTAATAAACCCAAAACAAACAAGGCTATGAATATACCGACAACTTCGAGAAGAGATTCCTTAGCGTCAGCTTGTGGAGATATGTACGCGCCTATGAGTGCGGATATAAGTGTGAAAATCATAAACTTAACCGGTAAACCCATTTTGACAAAAACTAGGGTTAAGAACAATCCGAGTAACAATAATAAATTCAAAAGCGCATTTCGCGCCATAAAATCGCTATATTGTGGATTTTCTAAAACTGTTTTTGCAGATTGGTACGCAACGAGACCTTGAAAAATTAGATTTGCGAATACCGCGCTCATAAAAGTTCCTTTATTTTGTAATTGCATTGTTTTATATTAATACTGAATATAATTTTCCGATCTCTGACGCCTCCTGTGTATGACAATTCCGAGTGTGAGTGCTATTATCCAAGCTTGGAATTGTGTGAATCCGTAAGGTTCTTCGACCGTGAACATTTATTTTAATAGAGTATAAAAAATCAAAGGTGTTTGCGACACACGGCTTTATACAAATCATTACCACCTATAAGTTCTCTTCTAGAGTTATTGACGATACGTTTCGTGAAAGGACCGTGTGTTCCATCCATACACTCCATACACATGGCCGATATTTTGAAAACTTTATCGGCGAGAGGAATACAGTCTACGATTTCGCCAAACTTTCTTTGTTTATAATCACCATCTAGACCCGCTAATAGAACGGTTTTATTATTGTCGAGTGCCCTTTGTACAAACTTTTTCAAACCCCTAAAAAACTGCGCTTCGTCAATGGCAATGACATCTACGTTTTCGTATTTCAAGTCACGAAGATTCTTTATTTTTACACACTCAAACTCTGTATTATCGTGTGTTTTAAGAACACTTTCGTGTGATCGTGTATCCTTATACGAATTTACAACGAGAATACGTTTACCTATGATTTGGTACCTTTTTAAACGACGAACGAGTTCGGTCGTTTTTCCGGAGAACATGTTACCCATAATAATCTTAAGACTCATTTCTAAATATACGTATTATTATTTTTTTATACTTATATAGTATAT